TGAAACCTCTTAAGTTCCTTCAGTAATGTTCTACTTCAGTACGTCTTAACGAAGCTAACACAGTTAGCGAGTCTCAACAACAGTGGTAACCTTCTTCTTTGGTTTGTCCATTTGCTTGGGATCTTTAGGTGCAGAACCCGGAGGAAAACCCTTGGATGGTTTGTTGTATTTAGCCGCTTCCTCCTTTGCTATCTTTCTCGCCTCTAACATAAGAGGTTTCAAGATTTTCGCTTCCGGCAACACTGTTTCAGCCATAGGCCACAGCTTCTTCGTGATCTTAGTAACCTGATCAAAAACAGAAGCCCACCATTCACCCATAGGGTTATTGATGTACAAAGTGGCAGGAGGTAAAGCTCTAAAGAGCTCGTCGACGAGGGCCAATGCCTTTGGAGAATAAGGTGCAGAAGGACTAGCAAGTGATATCTCAGATGTGTTCTCTAATTCAGGAAAAGTCTCAATCCAATAGGTAACGTGGATTGTAAACGTTGCTTCATATTGAAGACCGGTGAAATAAGAGACAGATGTCGCCTGAGGTTGAACAAGATTGTTAAACTCAGGTTTGTAAGAGGTAATACCATCTTGAACATCATTGATAATCCCTGGTACAGAACAAATAATATCTGGTCCAGGAGCTCCAAAAGGAATTGACTGCACGTCATAACAGGCCATGGTGTTTCTAGGATCCATAGGAAGATCTTGCTGGATATAAATAGGGGCGTAGACACCATCAGTGGGGTCAGATGCAACCCTGGTAAAATCATTCTCAGCAGCACTAGAAGAGTTTGGAGGCATTCTTGATTGATACAAAGAAACCAAAGCCTCTTCAGGTTGATCTCCCTGCCATATATAATGCGCAGGAAAGACAGCAGTGCTTGGATTGTTCTGACGAGTAGAAATAGCAACACCACCACGATAAAGAACAGGTGTGGTACATTGAACTTCATATGCCGCGCCAACAAGACGAGAATATCCAGTAATCTCAGAAGGATCAACGGAAATACCAATTCCAGAATTCAATCCGAAATTATCAGTGGCAGATCCGTTGAGAGAAATCCATTCAGATGCATATCCGGGACCAACATCCCAGGTAACATTGGACACACTTCTGGTCGTGCTATAATAGCTTTGAGCCAGAACGTGTTGGTTATTATGAATCCTAAAACCCCATTTTCCACTGGTAATACCAAAGGTAGCAGCTGAAATATCGAGCTTTTTGCGATAATGTCTTATAACAGAATTTCCCATTTTTCTATCGGGCACGCCAGCAATACGCATGGCAAGCGGTTTGTCGTGACAAGGATCACTACAAACAATGACATAAGCCTTGTCCTCATTAGACAAGTTTGCCATCTTAGGAAATGAGTTCATAAGATTTTGGAAGGTGCGGTTTTTTCTCTTAGCCAAATTCTTTGGCGTACTTTCGAGAACGACGTTCGTTGGAAGGTCCATTTCTAGACTTGTTCCTCCACCTCCAGAGCCCATAAAAAAGTAAAAAGGGCTCTCCAACGAACAACAACTCTGGTACATGACCATATTGTAATTGAAGTCGAAAGTGGGTAAGATATTGAAGTGTGATTCAAATCCTAAATAATGTGCTTCAATAATAGAAGTTGAAGATAACACTTTAATCCATAGATAGAGCCGATCCTGTTGATCATATCCATTCATGATAATATTTTTAAGACAAGCAATAGAATAAGCTTGAATATCCCTAAAATCATCATGGGGAAATCCCATAAATGCAAGTGTGACAACTTTAGTGACGAACTGATCCACATCAAGCTTTGATTCGTCATGAGTTAAGGAGTACCATATTCTTTCCCGCGAGTACAAAGGATAGAAATGGCCGTCAAGAATTCTGAATTCAGCACCCAAAAAAGACAACCCCGAAAGATCATCTTTCTCAGTGATAACCAGAAACTTAAGCTTAAGACAAAACAAGGCGAGATGCTTCTCAAGCCACTGCTTGTCCACAAACAGATCAAAATCTCTGTCTATGGCAAAGATATCATCATCAC